AAAAAAATTATCTACAATACACATCCGTTCAGCCATATAGGTCGGAAGTAGGCATTTTGCCGAAGGAACGCATCTTAATCTAATAGAGAGGTGCGTTATGACTGTATGTTATAGAGGTGTACGTGTACAAAAAGCTAGAAAGACTGTAAAAAAAATAAACAGTAATCTAGTATATCGTGGAATCAATCACGTTAAATAAGTTTATTTCTCCAGGTTATGCCCTGTAACAAGGGCATTTTTTATACTTAAAGTATTACTTGAAGTGTTGACTTTAACTAGATATAGTCCATAATATAAATACATTCCCAGATACCTATGTAAATAGCCTGTATGGAATGATTAGAGCAATTTTAATCGACCCATATTTGGATACTCGAAGCGAATAGCAAAACCTATTTTCTTTAACTATTTTACATGAGGTACTCACAATGAGTAAAAATCTCTCTCCTGTAGCTGTTACTGAGTTTGACAGCTTAGTCCACCAGGTTTATCAATCTAGTGGCAAATTAGAAGGTTGCTACAAATTACGTGCTGGTATAACTGGTGACACTTACAAGTTCCGCACAATGGGTAAAGGGTTAGCAAACCAAAAAGCATCACAAGCTGATGTTACACCAATGGATGTTACTCACAGCCTAGTTTCTTGTACTCTTGAAAACTGGAACGCACCAGAGTATTCAGACATTTTTGATCAAGCAGAAGTAAATTTTGATGAAAAAGCTGAATTAGCACAATCTATTGCTAATGCTCTAGGTCGCAGAAAAGACCAACTTATCATCGATGCACTTGATGCGGCACATACTGCTGGCGGTTTAGCTGGTGATATAGCTGATGGTGGTGCGGCATTAACATTAGCACAAATGCTTTTAGCAAAAGAAGCATTAGACGCTAACGAAGTGCCAGATGAAGGTCGTGTTTTCTTATGCCCACATCAATCATTATCAACAATGTTAGCTGAAACTAAAGTTTCATCGGCTGATTTTCATAACATCAAAGCATTAGTACATGGTGAAGTTGACACTTTCTTAGGTTTCCAATTCAAGTTTATTGGAACTCGCACAGAAGGTGGATTGAACTCTCCATCTGCAAATCACTTTGATTGTTTTGCATATCATAAAGATGCTGTAGGTATGGCTGTAGGTATTGACCAGAAAACTGAAATCAACTATGTACCAGAAAAAACATCTTTCTTGGTAAATGGTATGATGAAAGCTGGTGCAGTAGCTATCGACAAAACTGGTATCGTAGCATTAACAGTTGACGAGTCTTAATAGTTAGCTAAACATTAATATTTTTTTAATTGAGGTAATTAAAAATGGCGTATGATAAATCGAAATGGGCGAGAGGTACTAGCCACGCTAATAGCGACATACCTACACTTTGGTGCTACAGCACTACAGATGCAGAGTCAGATATAGAAGGTTCTGGCTACTTCAATTCTGTTGCTGACCAAGTAGTTGTAGGTGACCGCATTTTAATTCATGTTGATTCTGATGGTAGTGATACTTCGGAGTTTACTTGGGTTACTGCAAATGATGGTACTACTGTTACTATTCAAGGCTTAACTGCTTTAGCCGCAGACTAATTCTTAGCTCTCCGCTTGGAATAGGGGATGCACTTATACACCGCATAGGTGTGTCCCCAACTTATAAAAGGATTACTGAATGGCGACTAAGTTTGATATTGTTTCGCAAGCATTATTATTAATAGGTGAATCGCCTATTTCTTCTTTTAGTGAAGGTGTAGCTGGATTAGTAGCATCAAATTTGTATGACACAACTAGGGATGCGTTTCTTACATCTACTAGGTGGCGTTTTGCTGTCGGCAAACAAGCACTAAACAGACTAACTGACACACCACTAAACGAATACAACTATGCTTTCCAATTGCCTAGCAACTATCTAATGGCTATAGGCACATATCCAGTAAGCAGATATGAGATATACGAAGATAAACTTTACACTAATAACAATACTGTAGAGTTAGATTATATCTTTAGACCAGATGAAACAGCTTTCCCAGCATATTTTGTAGAAGCATTATCTGCACACTTAGCAGAAAGATTTTCTATACCTATTACGAATAACCAAACAATGCGTGAAGCCATGAAGTCATTGGCTGTAGATACCTACAAAAAAGCGGCATTTGTTGATGCACAAGGCAGAAGGATACAAGCTATAAAGCACAGACCTTATATTGCTGTAAGGGGTTAGAATGGCTAAGACCTATGCGTTGCAGTCTAGTTTTAACAAAGGTGTATTGGATAAGACCATGCGAGCACGTATGGACACTGAGCAATACTTTCAAGGCGTAGAACAAGCAGACAACATATCTTTTATTCCACAAGGTGGTGCACGTAGACGACCAGGCACAGAGTATATTGCTACACTGACTGGTGAATCACGTATTATTCCTTTGGTAATGAGTAATACACAAAGGTACATCCTAGCATTTTCTAATAATCAGCTAAAAGTATTTCGTGCAGACACCAATTTATTAATAGATACAATAACTACTTCATATACTACAGCACAATTATTTGAGTTAGATTTTGCACAATCTGGCGATGATATGCTTATAGTACACGAAGATCACGTACCTAGAATAATATCAAGAGATGCACCTACAGCAACAATCAATAACACAGCACAGCAAAGTAATGTAACAGTAACAAGCCTAACTGGTACTTTAGTTGTTGGTATGGTTATGACTGGCACAGGTATAGCTGACAACATAAAAATATCCAATTTAGATTCAACTACACAGTTTGATTTAGATACAGATTTAGGTGCATCAAAAAATGGTGTAGCAGTTACATTTGAACAATTTAAAGTTACAGATGTTACATTTGTAGATCAGCCTACATTTGATTTCAATGATGCCCTGTCAACATCACCAACTAGCGAAATACAAACTATTACATTTGGAAGTATGACAACAAGTGCTGGTTACAAACTAAATTTAGAAGGTTTAGATACAGACACATTATCGTATGCAGACACTGCATCACACGCAACAGAAATACAAGATGCACTCCATGCTTTATTTAATACACCAGATACAGGTATAACAGTTGCTAAAACAGGCACTAATGAATTCACTGTTACATTTGCTAATTCTGCCGCAAAGAACTGGCGTGATCTAAATGGTCGTAGAATTGATGGTGGTAGTGCAACTATAACTGCCGCACAAACACAAGAGGGTGTATCAAGAATAGAAGATGTTTGGTCATCTGATCGTGGTTATCCTAAAACTTGTACATTCCATGAAGGCAGATTATGGTTTGGTGGAAGTAAAAGTATGCCATCAACAGTATTTGGTTCGTATGTCAATTCGTTTTTTAACTTTGGTTTTGGCAAAGGTAGAGACGATGAAGGTATAATGTACCAACTACAAACAGACCAAAACAATAAAATACAAGCTATATATTCTGCTAGAACATTACAAGTGTTTACTGCTGGTGGTGAGTTTGTTACCTATCAAAGTGAGTTTGATCCTATTACACCAGCTAACATTAGGATAATGAATCATACTCGATATGGTGCAAGTGCTGTCAAACCTACAGATATAGAGGGTTCTGTTACCTACGTACAGCGTACAGGTAAGGCTATAAGAGAAATGGTATCTGAGCCAGGACAAGGTTATCAAGCACCATCTATATCTTATCTAGCACCTAGCCTAATATCTAACCCAGTAGAATTAGACAGCGTAAGAGGTACAGCTAGTGACGATGCTAACTATATTCTTGTAGTAAATGGTGATGGGAATATTGCTGTATTTAATACATTGAAAGAACAACAAGTAGCCGCATGGTCTTTATGGTCCACAGATGGTGACTACACAAGTATAGCGGTAGCATTCGATGATATATACGTTGCAGTAAAAAGATCGATAAGTGGTTCAGACGTTTATTACTTAGAAAAATTTAATTCTAGCTACCATATGGATTCGACTAAAAGACAAACAAGTGTATCAAGTGCTACAGTAGGTAGTCTAAATCATTTGGAAGGCAAAGAAGTACAAGTAAAAGCTGACGATGCAGTGTTGTTAAATAGAACAGTTAGTAGTAATGCTATAACTTGTGAGCGATCTGTGACAAACGTAGAAGTTGGTCTACCATTTACAGTGACATTGAAAACAATGCCAGCAGTACAGCAAACGCAAGCTGGATTTAATTTAGACCAAGAACTACGAATTAGTAAATGCACAGTTGAACTTGCTGATTCTTTAGGTGTTATAATTAATGGAACAAGATTACCAGACAGACAGCTTGGTGATCCTGTTGGCACACCTACTACAGCGTTTACAGGTAAAAAGAACACACCATTATTAGGATGGGATAAAACACAACAAATAACAGTAACTCATACTGACCCAGTTGGTATGACATTGTTAGGATTACAACTAGAGGTAAATTCATAATGGCACAGTTAGCTATAATTGGCACAGCTATGAGTATGAGCCAACAAAGAAGGGCATACAAAGCAGAAGCTAGAGCTATACAAAACCAAGCATCAAGAGAAGCTGAACAAGCTAAAATTACAGCAAATGAAAGAAAACTTGAAAGACTTGAATTAATTAATGATGCTTTATCAACAACAATAGCTGGTAGTGGTGCATCTGGTGCTGGTCTTGGTGGCAGTACATATAACATTATTAAAAGTGATATCGAATCATATGGAAAAGAACAAGAGCGTGATGATATGTCAACAAGAATACAAATAGGTGGAATCAAACAAAGTGCAGAAAATAGAGCACAAGCGGCAAGATACGCTGGTAGAATTGGTATGGCTACAACTCTTGTAAGCACTGCGGCTGGACTTTCATAAGGATTACATAATGGCAACAAAAAGGTATCAAAGAAGATTTGGAAATTTGCCTAGAATGGTTACAGATCAAGGTGAAGTAGAATCTGCACGTAGAGTTAGTAGTGCATTAAATAATTTTACGTCTGTTGCTAGTGGTCTAGCTTTAAATGAAATAAATAAACTGCAAACAAAAAAAGGTAGAGAAGATGCCGCAGAATATGATCCAACAGGCGGTGCACCAGAATTACGAGAAGGTAATTTTTTTACGAGTAAAGCAGATGAAACGTACAACAGACAAGTATTAGAAGCACATAATCTTTACATACAAAATCAAATAAGTGCTGATCTTAAAAACTTTCAAACACAATATGCAAACAATCCATCTGGCTATCAAACAGCAGTAAATCAATATTTGCAAACAACCAGTAATAATATCGATCCATCACTAGCTAATAAAATTCTACCTAAATACCAAGCACTAACAGATGCAACCTACGATAGTATTAAATTTATTCATCAACAAAAAAATATAGAATTTGGAAAACAACAACAAAAAGCTCACGTTACCAACGAATTAGATGATTTAATAAAAAGTATTATTTCTACACAACCACCAGTTATAGAGCCTGGTGATGACGAAAAAACAATACAAGAAAAAACAAGTAAGTATCAAAATGATTTATCTGTGGCACTCGGTAATGCACAACAGTTTTTAATTGATATAAGTCAAAGTTCATTTTTAACAACAGAAGAAGTACAAGCTATACAAAAAGCTGGAACACAAGGTATTTACGAAGCAGAGGTAACAAATTTTTTAAACAAACAAGACCCAATAGATGCAATAGCAGATATTGAAAATTCATTACGTAATTTATACCCAGACATATATGAAAAAGATGAATGGGATGCGTTTATAAAGTCTGCAATTTCTTTGCAGAATACTAGAAATTCTTCGCAAACCAAAATAGAAGCTGATCGACAAAAAGAATTTAAAGATGTTGTTGATTTAATGGATATTTCTATTAATAGATTTGACCACACTACTACAGAAGAAGAAATTGTAGAAATGCAAAAATCTATCAATCAGCTTAGACTGCAAGAATATGATGGCTGGGCTGATAAACAAAAAGCACTAGACAATAAAATTAAATCTATTGGTGTTGATAACCAAGCGTATAGTGAGTTATACGCAACATTAGATAGTAACGCACCTTTTTATGGAAACATCAATGATGCACAGTTTACTAAGATTACTGATAGATACTTTGACGATATAAAAGACAATCCTAATAAATTAGATATTCAACTTAAGTTTATAGAAACTATAAACCAAGTACCTAATAGAATTGTTAATGAAGCAAAAAAAGGTCTGTTAGTAGATGACCCAACTATTTTATTAGAATCTGCAAATACTGTAATGATGGTACAACAAACATCAGCAAACAGAAGAATAAAATTACCATTCGATGATTCTGATGTTGCATTTGCCCAGCATATTGTAGATGGTTTAGATTTAGGTCTAACTGCTAAAGAATCAATAGAAAAAGCACAATCAATAGTTAGCCCAACTAATTCTGCTGTATTAGATGCAAGAAAAAGAAAATTCGCAGACAAATATGGTAATGATGAAAAAGCCATTGAAAAATTTATAGGAAAAGCAAAAGGTATATATAGGTTTGCATCTGCTGACAATCAAAATGATATTGTTATGGCAGAGGTTGGAGAAGATTACCAAAGACTTACTGAAAGATTTGTTATGTTAGGTCTTGATCCAGAAGATGCAGAAAAAAAAGCAAAGACACAAATAAAAGATATGTGGGGTAAAAGTATTGTTGGTAATGTAATGATGCGTATGCCACCAGAAAACATATACACTATTGATGGAAATAAAGAGTTAAGTGATCGAGATGATACATGGATACAAGAACAACTACTAGAAGATACACAAGGTCTAGGAATGACAGATGTATTTTTGTTTGCAGATGAAAGGACACTTAGAGAAGATTTACCATCATATGTAGTTTATGGTATGACAGAAAATGGTATACAAGTATTACCGCAAAGATACAGACCAGACACAGAAAAAGAAATAGCACGAAGAACAATACTTGGTTACAAAAAAGGTGCAGAGGACTTTTTAAGCGAGGTAGGCACAGAAAAAGTGCCAGTAACAAGAGAAAGTATTAGAACAGGAATACCAATCACAACAATGCAAGAGCAACCCGATCCAGATTTTGTTGAGCCAGAAACAATGCCAGGCGTAGCAACACCATTAGAATTTCCGTTTGAAGTACCAGAAAGATTCGCTAATTTAGAAGATGGGCTATATCAAGATGAGCGTGGCACTTACTATGTTATCCAAAGTGGCAGAATGTTTGTTGACCCAGATTATAAAGCTAGTTCACAACCTGGCGGTCGTAGAAGGGAAAGACGTTAATGGCTATTGCTAAGATTGCTAGTAAATTAACAAAACAACCAGACGTTGATCTTAATGATCGATTAATGATGTTCCACAATACAAATGCACAAAGATTATTAATACAAGACCAACAAAGCGGTTTAGATATACCATCTTTAGATTTTTTACGAACTAATAGAAATCCAGAGGGCATGGGTGATATTACTACAATAAGAAAGCCAGACACGTATGAGCCTATAGAAACAAATTTAGGTGATATGGTTGATCCTACGCAGTACATACCTAAACCAAAAACTACTTTTTCTTTTGATGATTTTAATGGTGCATTGATACCAAGAAATACTGACCAGGCAACTAGGGATATACTTAACAAACACAAAATACCATACGAAGAATATTTTGATGAAGCTGATAGGGTTGCAAAAAAACAAACAGGTCTAAATGCAAAACTTGGTACACCATTAACTATGGCTGGTCTAGTCGGATATTCTATATTTAAATCAGATGATGCAGATGCCATACCTATTGCTAAAGCTGGTAAAATAATTATTGAAGCCTATCATGGCACACCACACAAAGTAGATAAATTTTCTAGTGAAAGAATCGGAACTGGTGAGGGTGCACAAGCATATGGTCATGGATTGTATTTTGCAGATCGTAAAGGTACGGCAAAAAGCTATAGGGATGCGTTAAGCACAACAGGATACAAGTCATTATCTGGCAAAGAATTGAAAGATATGCCTTCTAGTTATGGTTTTGCTAATTTGATGAATGAAATGAGGAGAAGCAATAGAAGCGATGAAGATGTTGTAAAAATGTTGAGAAATGAAGCGGACAAAGACGACATCTATCCATTCCCAGAAAACAAGAAAAGATCAAAAGCTCTGCGGAAATTAGCAGACAAATTAGAGCAAGGTAAGATAGTCTATAAGAGCGATGGAAACCTTTACAAAGTAGAAATAGAAGCATCACCAGATGAATTTTTAAATTGGGATGAGCCATTAAAAAACCAACCAAAAAAAATACAAGATGCAGTTATAGAACGTTATAAAAGAAACAAAAGACATGATTTAGTTTGGAAACTATATAAAGACAGAAAATTTGGAAAAGTAAAGTTAAACGAAAAAGCTAATAAATTATTAGATGAATACGATTCTTCTTTTGACACTAAAACAAAATTAGAATTAACAGATGCAGATGAAAAAATATTAGGTATAAATGTTAATGAAACATACCAAGAAGAAATAGATGCGTTGTTAAAAAGGTCTGGTCAATCTGCATATTACAGAAGTGCTGGATCAGCAAGTCGTTTGCTTGTTTTGATGCAGTCTCAAGAGCAAAGAATAGCATCAGAAAATTTACTTGCAGAAGGGATTAAAGGTATAAGATTTTTAGATGGTGCAAGCAGAAGCAAACCATTAAAACAATTTATACAAGAATTTAGAAAAGAACTGCCAGATGATGCAGACATTGAAGAAGTAATGGAGTTAGTGCATCAAGGACATTTTAACAAAGAACAAACAGAACTGTTACGTGCATTGTTTGAAGATGATTTTTTAGGATTTGATTATCCAGCACAAGCAGTTAGTGAAGCATTAAGGGGAAATCCTGTAAGTTTAGCGATGTTTGATCCATCACAAAGATTGCTTGATGCAATAGAAGCGTGTAAACCAAAAGACCTTACAAATAACTATGTTGTATTTGATGATTCATTAATAAATATTAAAACAGAAAATGATGTACCTATAACGCCTGTTGGCGAATTGACTAAGGTGAATTAATGCTTATAGAAGATGATAGAGTGCCATTAAAAGGTTTGCAAGAAAAGTTGCGACCAGAACAACCTGTTGAGGAAGAAGATGGCTACACATTTTTAGAAAAACTACATACTGGTTTTTTACTAGAAAACACTTTAGGTTCTATGATTAACAACGATGTTATCGATGCACCTAGTGATCCTAATTACAATCCATTTGAACATATTACAGACGAAGAATTTAGAGACGAAGTATTTTTAGACAATGCCTTACACGCACGATCAGAAATAGAATTAAATAGTATTAGAAAGCAAGTTGCAAAAGAGAGAGAACAAAAAGCTAAGATGACTGGTGTTGGTGGTATAACATCATATGGAATTGCCGCACTTGCAGACGTAGTAAATTTCGTGCCTATAGGTGGTGTGCTTACAAAAGCATATAAAGCTGGTAATGTATTAAAAGGCGGATTACAAACTGCTGGTGTAACTGCTGGTGTTGTGGGTGCTACAGAAGCAGTATTACAACAAAATCAACTTACTAGGTCTGGCGGTGAATCAGCAATTAATATTACAGCTAGTGCGGTACTAGGTGGGATATTAGGTAGTAGCATTTCATTGTTAAACAGATCACAAATAAATCGTGCAGTTAAAGATATTGAAGAATCTTTTTCTGATGACTTGGTAGGTTCTGTAGGTGCGATGGAAGCTAGCACATACAAAATTAAAGGTCCGATATTAGAAAAAATGTTACGCAGAACTGCCTACGATCCATTAACTAGGTCACTTACACAACCTAGCCAAGCGGGAAGAAAGTTAGTCACTGAGCTAGTAGAGTCACCATTAGAAATTGATGGTATCAGTGAGATAGCGGCTGAAACTTCTGCAAAACAAGCTAACGATATGTATGTATATAGATTCATGCAAGGCAGAGACGAAGCCTATAAGAATTATCTAAAAGAAGAAGCAACATCAAAAATAGGTGCAAAATTCAAAAAAGACATTTTCTCACGAACAAAATTTAATGAGTTAATTACAAAAGAAATTAGGAATCCTAATCCTAATACTAATATCCACGTTAAAAATGCGGCAAGGCACGTAGAAGATACTATATTCAATCCTGTAAAAAAAGACCTTATAGATAATAGATTATTGAAACCAGATGTTAAAGTTACAACTGCGGCTGGGTATGTAAATCGTGTTTGGAGTAGGGAACAGATAATGGCTGACCTTCCTAGATTCACTGACAAAGTAGAAGATTGGTTAGTGTCAGTTGGCGTTTCAAGAGAAAACATTGGTGAAGGACCGCCAGCTAGATTAGTAGCAAGTCAAATAGCTAATAACATAATATCATCACATAACAGTATGCTACCTATGGACTATGTTTTGCCTGTAGGTGTAAAAGGTCCGTTGAAGTCAAGGGTGTTTGATATACCAGATGAATTAATAGAAGATTTTTTAGAAAACGATATAGAGGTTTTGGTTACAAGATACCTAAAACAAACATTACCAGATTTAGAAATTGTTAGAAAATTTGGTAGTCCAGATAAATCTATAAACAAAACATTAAATTTTGAAGATGAACTGTTGGAAATAGAAGAAGATTACAACGCACTTATAGCAGAAGCAAAAAGCCCAAAAGAAGCATTAAAATTAGACAAACAAAAAAAAAGAACAATAGATGATATACAAGCTATGCGTGATCGTATGCGTGGCACATATGGAGTACCGCAAGACATTAATAGTGGGTTTGCGAGATTTAACCAAGCGGCAAAAAACCTAAACTTTTTAAGATTAATGGGTGGTGTCACTATATCGTCATTTCCAGACTACGCCAGGTTAATTATGGCTGATGGAATGATGCGAGCATTTGGCGGTTCATTTAGACATTTATCAAGAGCATTATCTGGCATGGATAATCTAGCGGCAGAAGAACTTAGATATTGGGGTATTGGAACAGATGCGTTTGTAAATGGTCGTGGTGGAAGATTACAAGCTATATCAGATATAGGCGATTATGTAACAGGCAATACTAAAATAGAATCTGGTTTAGAGTTAGCATCAAACAAGATGGGACAAATAAACTTAATGAATCGCTGGACTGGTGCGATGAAACAAATACACGCAGTCGGTATGCAAACAAAAGTAATGGATTCTTTGTTAAAAGGCAAATACGATCATAGATTATTTAGACTAGGTATATCAGAAACAGATGCAAAAAAAATAAGAGACAGTGTACTCAAACATGGTAAAAAAGATGGAACAGCATGGGTATATAATGCAAAAGAATGGGATGATTCAGCACTAGCATTAAAATGGTATCAAGCACTAAAAAAAGAAAGTGACAGAGTCATTATAGTTCCTGGTCAAGAAAAACCATTATTCATGTCAAGAGAGCTGGGTAAGATGGTTATGCAGTTTAAGTCATTTATGATGTCTGCAACACAGCGTGTCACTATTGCTGGAATACAAAGACAAGATGCACATTTTATACAAGGTGGAATATTTTTAGTGGCTATGGGTGCGATGACATATGTATTTAAAAATAAAGAAGCTGGTCGTGAAGTAGATATGTCACCTATGGCACTTGTTGTAGAAGGTATCGATCGTTCTGGTGCACTAGGAATATTGATGGAAGTCAATAATACTGTTGAAAAAATAACCGAAGGCAATATAGGTTTGCGTAGAATAATGGGTGTTGAACAACCAGCATCAAGATATGCTAGTAGAACTGTGCTAGAATCATTTTTAGGTCCTACATATGGTTCTTTATCTGAGCAAGGTTTAAGGGCGATAGGTTCTGTTACATCTGGTGATGACTTCACAAAGTCTGATTTACGGAATCTAAGACGATTAGCACCCTGGCAAAACTTATCTGGCTTTAGAGTAGGTGTTGATAAGATAGAAGAATCGATAGGCGAACAATTTAATTTGAGGTAAACACAATGGCACACATAGTAGTTAATGACGTAACACCAGTAAAAGAATATACCGCTACTGGCGTGGAAACAGAGTTTACAGTTACATTTCCATTTTTTACAGATGCTAGTTTAGAAGTATACAAGACACTAAGTGGTGCAACAGCTAATGATGCAACTGATAAGTTGACATTGACCACACACTACACTGTAACTGGTGCTGGTAATGTAGAAGGTGCAACTAAAAAAATTACTTTAACATCTGGTAATGAAACGGCAAGTGGTGACAAGATTGTTATTCGTAGGAATGAGCCAGCAAAAAGAACAACAGACTTGCAAGAGCAAGGTGATTTTCTAGCGGCAACACATAATGACGAACAAGACCTGGTTATTATGTTAATACAGCAAATAGAAGAACTTGTTGGTCGATCTATTATAAAAGGGGTAACAGGTGGTAACTGGGATGCACAGTCTACTGTCATAAGTAGTGCTGGTGATCCAGTTAGTGCACAAGATGTAGTAACAAAAGCCTACGCAGAATCAACAAACTTATCACTGTTTACTGCAACAGGTACAACATCTATAACGTCTGCGGCAACTCCCACACTTGCATTAACTGATGGCGGTAAAGTATTTGATGTCAATCAATCTGGCACATATGCTATTACTATACCACCAGCTTCTAGTGTTAATTTTGAAGATGGCACAAGTATTACATTTTTAAATAGGGGTTCTGGTGCTGTCACATTTACTAGGGGTAGTGGCGTAGCATTGTATATTTACAATGGTGTTGATGCACCAGCCAATTCTAACAAATCATTAGCTACTGGTGGCGTATGTACTCTTATGAATTTAAGTGGTGATAACTGGGCTATATTTGGTAACACAGCATTGGTGAACACATAATGGTAGCAAGAGCATTTACTGTAGCTGGCACACATACTTCTATACCTAATGTGCGTAAAATGACTGCTGGAACTAGCGGTACTGAAACTGGTCTGCACGTAGGTAGTTATGGTTCTATTAATGGTAAGTATATAGGTGCACATGAATTAGTTAGAATATCCCACGATAGTGCTACATCAAAAACTACTGTGAGATATAAAGAAGATGCTAACCACACACTTGCAGATGAGTTTTTTAATAGATTTACATTTTCAGACTTAGTAATAACTAATATTGGTGGAACATCTTATAGCCAAACATTTAACTTCCAGGATGACAACACATTAGATTCTGTTACTGAGTCATCTAATGAAGTTATATTTGTATTTAATGTTAATACTGCGTTTGTTAATACTAATAACTACAGAGTAGAGTTTGTACCAAGAAAAGGTAAAGGCGATTGTTACATACAACCAGCAGTTAATACAGGTCGATCTATCAACAGCAGAACATTTAAAGGTTATCATATTGAATATCCAAGAACTCTTGGTGGCACTCATTCTGAATTAGGCAACATATCATCTGGTAGTGCATCACAATTTTCACTTCCTAGACTTAGCTACGATGGCAATCCTTTGCATGGCGTACTACCAATAAAAACTTCAAATTATGGATATCTTATATATGCTGTTCTATTTATGGATCATACATCAAATTCATCATTAGATAGAGTTATATTATCTTTAGAAACAAATGGGGACTATACGCATAATTATGGTGTTTCTGAGGTGTCTGGATTTAATAGTATGACTATAGGTAGCACTACTTATAACCAATCAGATAGATTGCAAGGTGTAGGTAATGTTTCATTAACCAGTTCAGCTGGTAGTTTTTTACCAGGCGATTACATTATAGAATGGGATGCTAGTGGTGGCGATCCATTTGGTGCTAACGCATCCGTGCGTGTCACCTTCGATTAATTATGGTATGAGTTACGCCTTGACCTAATACTAAAAAAGTTTTCAGATTGCGGATACATTTCCATATACTTACGTGCGTAATGTGATATCCAACCATCATCAATTTTAAAATCTTCTGTTTTGCGTTCTATAACTTCTTCCCAGCGTATACGATGAAATATTGCTTTGGCTGAATACTTATTACGAGCTATACGTGCACGATTAGTATACTTGCGAAATAGATCCCATATACGTGGGTTTTCTTGATCAAACTTAATAAAGTTTTCTTTAGACCATTTGCCATTCATAAAGCTCTCCTAATAATCCGTTGATATTTCGTGAGACATATTACCTTCTGAATCTTGCTCGTCAAACATAATTTCTTCGCAACAATCTGACTTTAATTCTTGGTGGACACTGGTTAAATATGTACCTTCTCCATAATCATAAGCATCACCACCATATTCGTAGACTTCACCATAACATGATTTAGAACATCTACTACACCAGTAGTCTTTGTGGTTATGTAAAGTTTTAACAATATCATTAGACATTATATAACTCCCTTTTTAATTCCTCTTTAGCCCATTCTCTGGTTTCTAAACTTGGCGATTCATCTGCTAATCTTTGTAAGGCAATTTTTGCCCAGTTAACATCAGCAGTCATTTCTTCAAAATTTTTTTGTTTATTCATAATGCTCTCCGTTTAGTTGACTTAACAATATAGAGAATACACACAGATATTATATTTGTCAAATATTTTTTTTTAGTTGACTTAACATTACAGTTTGCTAAAATGTAATAGTTAGATAAAAAGGAGAGCAAGATGGAATTACAACCTATACAGTATTTAGTCACACACTGGTGGTCTACAGATAATAGTGACATCGCACCAGTATCAAGGTTATTTAGTAGCAAGTATCAAGCTATTGAACAGTTTAATAAACACGCAGTAGATACTATATGTCCTATTGCTCATAATGATATTGACATTATAGATGTTAAATCTAAAGCTAAACCAATACATAAAGAATCAACTGGAAACATTTGTATTACTTGGATTTATGCAAATAATGACAAGGTATTTGATGATGAATAAAACTACTTTTAAAAAACTTTTAAAACATTACGGATCGCAAACTGCTATAGCTAATGTTGCTGGTGTTAGTCGTGCATCCGTAAGTCATTGGAGACATAATAAAAATGGTTGCGGTGCGGTATCAGCTATTAAACTATCCAGAGATTGTGGTATTGATCCTGGTCAATTGTGCGGTGATTTGAAATGAAGATAAAAGAAAACTTTGATATACCAATAGAATATCGTGGTGATAACGCATCTGCACTAGCAGAGGAGTTATATTTTAAACAGAAAAAAAAGGAGAGCAAGAATGGAAAGCGGAATCGTAAAAATACATGGTAAAGAATATCGTACAGTTGGTAAGCGAATTGCTGACTTTCGAGAACAACATCCATATTTTACAATAAGTACAGAAGTATTAAGTTGTGCTAATTTAGTCCTAGTTAAAGCAACCATTATTGATGATTCTGGCAAAATTGTAGCAACTGGTCATGCAGAAGAAGATCGAGATAGTTCCAATTCAATAACTAAAACATCTGCATTGGAAGTATGTGAGACATCAGCAGTTGGTAGGGCATTAGCGTTTTTTGGTATGGGCGGTACAGAAATAGCCAGTGCTGACGAAGTAGTCAATGCACAGAATCAGCAGTCACAAAAAGAAACCTACGCTAAGATGGTTACTTTTACAACAGCACTTAAAACGCACTGGATAGCATTACAAGCAATTTGTGAATACCTTGATGATCCAACAAGGGATAACGTAGCATACGCTAGAGAAGCATTAAACGAGCTACCAGAGCAAGATCAGATGTACCTTATGCGACCACCAACAAAAGGCGGTTATTTTTCAACAGCACAAATTAAATTATTACGTGAAGGTTATAGTGGATAATTTAATGCAAGAGATAAGAGATATTTTAAAAAGTGGTGGCAAATCTACTGTAGAAATAGCTACAATAGTGGGCTTGCCTTCACGCAAGATATCACAAACTTTAATCAAGTTAAAAAATAGACATATTGTCTACACAACCAACGTGCCTAATCGCAGTCATTTATGGCATTTAGAAGCGAACATAAAAGATACAGTTCGTTACAAAGTATTGACCAGGCGATGGGATAGTGATTTTAATATAAGCGGAGATGATTATGAAACTAGGAATTAAAATTAATCTTAATGTAAAAAAAATAGATAAGGAACGATTGATAAAAGGGGAGAAGGGTACATACCTAGATGCCATAGTCTTTATCGACACAGAAAAACAGCCAGAGTATGGCTCTATGATTAAACATAGTTTATCTAAGGAAGAACGTAATAATGGCGTACAAGTAGATACAATAGGCAATGCGAAAGTATTTTGGATGGATATGCAGACCGAAAATAAAACGCAAGTTGAATATAAAAATAAACAAGATGCAGATGAATTTTTTGAGGATGACGTACCATTCTAAATTTATTTAGACCAGCTTTGATTCGAGTGGCGTTTCTGGACAAATAACGCAATCCGTAAAAGTGAACACGAGACAGACAACTGACTTTTGAGAGCGAGGATAAACAAGGGTACAGGACATAGGGGTGGGTTTAGACAGCCAGTCATGGAATGACGAAATGGTCCTTGATACTAGAAGTCTGTCGGAGAATATTAATATCCTAAGAGGGTGTCCAAACTGCTCTCTAAATGACAACTATTGTCTAAATAAAGTGGAGATGTAAATGTATAAGAATATAGACCTATCACAGTTAGATTCAATAATAGATATAGAGGTGGCAGAAGAATTTATAGACCATCGTATTTACAAGAAAGCTAGACTAACACAAGCAAGTTTTAATCGATTGATGAAAAAGGCAATCAAAATATCTCACCAGGTAAACATGACACCTAACGAAATACTCACTGAAACAATAGACAATGGCTGGCAAGGTTTCAGATTAGAGTATTTTAAGAACAGACAGCCACAACAAGATGCGTTTGAAAAGCTAAACGATAAATCATGGGCTAGTCATCTTAGGTTAATTAAATGAGTACGCACTGGGTAATAACAAATCTTAATCAATTCAAAGAGTTTCATAAGTTTCTTAAAGAAGAATATAAGAATGGCAAGTATATATATGTTTCATATAAGACTGCCAAGCAAAGATCATTAAGTCAAAATGCACTTTTTCATGTTTGGTGTAGAGAGTTTTCAGCACATCATTCTCGTTGCAAACTAAGTGAGGTCACACAACCCATGTTTGACAGCACAAAGTTCACATTTAAAAAACTTTTTTATCAACACACAGGCAATCCAGAGTTAATTAAAAAAAATGTAGACATATTTACTGGTGAAGAAAAATCATTACCAGAGTCTACAGAAAAGTATAGTGTTGGCACAATGTATGATTTTATGGAGTTTGTGCAAAACCTAGCATCAACAAAGAACCTTATGCTAGAAAGTAAAGGTCAATATTTAGAACTTAAAAAAAGCGGTGGAGTATGATAAAAATAATTCAAGGTAATTGCTTAGAAAAGTTAAAAGAATTGCCAGAGCAATCTGTAAATACCTGTATTACCAGTCCACCTTATTGGGGTTTAAGGGATTATGGCACTGCTGAATGGGTGGGTGGTGATTCTAATTGCCCACACATGAGAACTACAAAAATAAGCAAAGATACATCAACAGGTCATAAAGCTATGTTTGATCAAGGTAATGTCGTTGGCGATGCCATTTATAAAAGTGTATGTCCTAAATGTGGTGCAATTAGAAAAGATAAACAACTTGGACTTGAAGATTCTCCAGAAGAATTTGTTGAGAACTTGGTTGAGGTATTTAGAGAAGTAAAACGAGTGTTGCGAGATGATGGCACAGTTTGGCTAAATTTAGGAGATAGTTATTCAAGCGGTGGCAGAACTACAACGACTAATCAAAGTTTGCGAGGGGAAAAAAATTATGGTGTTACAAGACCTAAGCCCAGCAAAGATATTAAACCAAAAGATTTAATTGGCATACCCTGGCGAGTAGCATTTGCATTACAACAAGATGGGTGGTATTTAAGACAAGATATTATCTGGCATAAACCTAATCCAATGCCAGAGTCAGTCCGAGACAGATGCACAAAGGCACACGAGTATATCTTTTTGTTTAGTAAGAGTCCTAAGTATTATTTTGATAATGAAGCTATTAAAGAAGATAGTGTTAATGCTCTTGATAGTAAAAAAAATAAAAGGTCAGTCTGGACTGTAAACACAAAACCATTTAAAGATGCACACTTTGCAACTTTTCCAATGAAATTAATTGAGCCATGCGTATTAGCTGGCTGTCCTAAAGATGGCACAGTATTAGACCCTTTTGGCGGTAGTGGTACAACAGGCATTGTTGCCGATAATCATAATCGAAATGCAGTATTGATAGAATTAAACACAGAATATATTGAAATAGCTAAGAAAAGAATACAAGATAGTGGTGGTTTATTTACTGATTTGGAGATAGTAAAAAAGTAGTGGTCAATACTTAGAACTTAAAAAAAGCGGTGGAGTATAAATGTGGATAATACCGAAGAATTACAAACTGTCATCTCATTTTGTAGCGGATATGGTGGAATCGAAAGAGGACTTGACCTTGCTGGAGTACGAACTAGAACACTCGCTTATGTGGAGATCGAAACCTTCGCAATTGCGAACTTGGTTAGCAAGATGGAAAGAGGGATCTTGGATTCAGCACCTATTTACACGGATCTTAAAACCTTCCCAGCACACATCTTTCGAGGAGCAGTTGACATTATCACTGGCGGATATCCGTGCCAGCCGTTCAGCCAAGCTGGAAAAAGACAGGGCGAAGATGACCCACGACACTTGTTCCCCTACATCAAACAACACATTGATGCAATTAGACCTACTAGATGTTTTTTCGAAAACGTCACAGGACACATTACGATGGGACTCTCCACAGTCATCAGCGACATGGAAGAACTGGGTTACAAAACAACGTGGGGAATATTCAGTGCGGAAGAAGTTGGAGCACACCACCAAAGAAAACGAGTATTTATCATGGCAGACTCCAACAACAACTGACATACAAAGAACACCAGAATATGAAGATCGAACTTCTGTTAAAACTATGGCACTAATGACAGAGAAACAACTACGCAAAAAAATGAGCAATCTTACAACCAAAGTTAAATGGGAAACTGCCAACACAATGGATCATTATTTTGAAACTGTAATTGCTAAACAAATGTTTCCTACACCTATGGTAGAAGAAGCTGGACAGTCAGACGATTTGTTATCTAATTTAGTTAATAAAAATGGCGATCCTGTAGGTGAAAACGAAAGAGCATACGATAAGCGTACAGGTGCATTGGTGCAAATGACACTTAATAGAAAAATAGCATTACAACAAAAATATCCTACACCAACAGTGGGTGAAGAAAAATACAGATTACAAGGTAACTCACAAGCTAGTAAATGTTTAGAAGCAAAAGCTAGAAAAGGTGAGTTGCAACAAGATATGCAGATGTCTCTCAATCCGTATTGGGTAGAAGCATTAATGGGATTGCCACAAGGATGGACTGCACTTGATGGTACAGAAAAAGAAATGCAAGGTACATGGGCAGATAACTCATGGGAAGAAGGTATACCAAGAGTAATTAACGATTGTCCAAACAGAACAGATCGAATTAGAATGTGTGGTAATGGTGTAGTACCGCAAACTGCTTGTATAGCCTGGAGAATATTAAGTGGCAAAACGGAAAAGCAAGTCAGCTAGTCAACTAAGAAAAGAAGCATTACAGCTATCTCAAAGACTAGCTAGAATGAAAGCATCAGATAATTTTGGCTACGCATCGTGTGTTACTTGTGGGAAAACAGACTATTATAAAAACATGGATGGTGGTCACTTTATCAGTAAAGGTTCATCATCTAGGTGGGCATTAGACCTAAGAAACATACATTGTCAATGTAAAGGTTGTAATGGGTTTGCTATGACACATGGAACTGCACAAATAGCGTACACAAGATATATGCAAGAAGAATATGGCGATAAATTTGTAGCACAAATGCTTAGAGAAAAGAAAAATATTTTAAAAATATCTACTGCTGAGTATAAAGATATGGTAGATGATTTAAAAATAGAGATAAAAAAAGAAAAAATAAGATTGGGAGAATGTTGAAATAGTGCTAAAATTGTTGTATGAGTACATATTTTAGCCCAAAAGAATACGAATGTAACTGTGGTTGTGGGTTTAACACAATGGCAAAAGCTACATTAGTTGCCGCAGATGCCATTAGGTCAGCACTTGGTAAGCCTATTCGTGTTAATAGTGGGTGCAGATGCGTAGACCACAACAAAAAAGTAGGTGGTGCAAAGGCAAGCTGGCATTTACCTAGATATGCAAAACACATGACAAATGAAGGATGGGTAGGTCACGCTATGGATTTAGGAATATCTGGTGATGACCAGCAAAAAGCTGTAGATTTATTAGAATTAGAATTAAATAAAATTACCTACATAAGATATAACACATTTTTACACATAGATTCAAGACCTAATAGATACGTAGGAGACAATCGATAATGTGGGGTTCAGTAATAAGTGCAGTATCTAATTTAGGTTCTAGCTATCTACAAGAACGTAAAATCAAAGCAGAAAACAAATCAAATATTGAGCAAGCGAAAGTAGATGCACAGATAAAACAAATACAACAAATATCTAAGTCAGAAGCAGACTATGATATAGAAGCATTAAGACAAACCCAGTACAGTTGGAAAGATGAGTTTGCGTTAGTGGTTATTTTAGCACCATTTATTGCATCATTTTTACCAATGACACAAGAGTATGTAGCAATTGGATGGGAGCATTTAAATACTCATGCACCAGACTGGTATTCAGCTATGTTCTGTGGTGCGATTGCGGCAAGTATGGGTATCAGATGGGCGGTGAATCATACAGGCAAGAAAAAATGAAAGAAGCCCTAGAAGAATTACGTATGCACGAAAAAATATGTTCTATCCGTTATCAACATATTGAAAAATCCTTAGAAGAAGGTCGAGAAAAATTTATAAGGATGGATACAAAGATTACAGGGCTATATGTTATTATTATTACAGGTGGTTTGTCGGTTCTTGGGGTTGTTAGCACTATTGCATACCAGCTTGCTTAGTGCTAGTGATGCAACAGTAGGTGACTTTGGTACTAACCAACAAGCAGATACCATTACGACCACTACAGAAACAACAGTAAATCAAGAGGGTATGCCTGTTACAACAGCAGTCAGTCCTTCTACACCTACATACCAAGCTGATACGTGCTATATCACATCTGGCACAGGTATGCAGACATTACAAATAGGATTTAGTTATTCCAAAATGGAGAGAGATAAGAATTGTGAAAGGTTAAAACTTTCACGACAGTTATCTAGTCTTGGATTAAAAGTAGCCGCAACATCAGTGCTATGCCAAGACCCTAGAGTATGGTGGGCTATGCGTAATGCTATGACACCATGCCCAATTAAAGGTCTTATAGGAGAGGAAGCAATTGAATACTATGTTAAAAACCCACAGTACATACCTAAACGTCTTGTTGTTGATCACGATCCTTTGCCCAAACTTGAAGGTAAATGCGAGCGAAAACGCATACGATATGACAGAATTACAAAACAACACATCTACAATAAACAATGTAGTACAGACTGAAATACAGAACTACATACAGTGGACTACACAGTCTATGCTTGATGGCAATACTATTATTTATAACAATGATGATGGTATGCAATACGAACTAACGCCAGAACAAATGAATACATTTAACCAGGCGTATGCAGATGGACTAGCAAACAGCACACCAGAAGCATTATCACTTGTTTTGCTTGCAGATATGATCGATCTTGAGCAAGACACCTACGAGCAAGAAAAAGAAACTTTAATCGAAGCGGCATCAGAAATATCAGCAGTTACCGAGTTGGCAGATATGATTGTTACTGGCGACCAGGCAACTAAAATTAATGCCGAAGCCTACGCTACAGAAAACGACCTACGTGCAATAAAAGAATCTAGTCGAGCAAAATTTAATACAAGTATTGATGGTATGCTTGAAGCTAGTATGACTAAGAACATGATCGAAAGTTATGCACAAGACAGTTTTGTTATAGATACTATTGCTCAATCATTTATGAGTACAAACACAATTATGGATTTTTTTACCAACACATCTGTATCGATAGATGCACTAATTCCTAGTCAACTAAATCTTGAATGGAATGAAGCATCTGTGGGTGTAAACAGTGTGATGTATGGTTTATATGCAAATGACCCACAAGAAAGTTTGGAGACAATATTACAATGAAACCACAAGACGTTGCGTTATGGATAGGTTTGGCTAGTTCTATAGGTGGTGTTGCTGTAGGCTATGGAACATTAAATGAAAAAGTTGCACAGTTAGAAACATCAACTGATGCGACACATTTAGAACAAAGATTAACCACATTAGAGGTAAGAGTAAATGACAACGATATTGGACACATTGGCACAGAAATACAAGAACTTCGTGGGCGTATTACAGGCAATACCGACAAAGTTGAAAGCCTTGTTATCCCCGATACAGGCATATTGGAAACTCAAATTAAAGTCTTGGAAACGCAAATACAAACAATTAAAAAGGAACTTGAAAAAGTTGATAACCGATTTAAGGAAATAAAAAACAAGCCAGCTAATCCATTATTGTGACATATTTCAAATATGTACTACTCTTTATAAAAGGTTATTTGTATGGCTACTAAGCATCCTACAAAGAGAAAAAAGAAACATACTAGTTTGGTACGTGCTGGCGTAGATAAGTTTAATCAAGCAAAGAGAACGCCAGGACATCCGACTAAAAGTCATGTTGTTGTAGCGAAGCAAGGTTCAAAAGTAAAATTATTGCGTTTTGGACAACAAGGCAAAACTGGTGACAAAGATGATACTGCTAGGTCAAGATCATTTAAAGCAAGGCATGGAAAAAATATTGCTAAGGGTAAAATGTCACGTGCATATTGGGCTAACAAGGTAAAATGGTAGATAAAAATTTACTTGAATATTGTCTGACAGAGAGACAAAAACAAGTAATAAAAGCACTACTACAATACAATACACAAGCACAAGCGGCTGTAGCACTTAATATATCTACAAGAGTCCTACAAACCCATTTGTCTAAAGTTCGTGCATACGCATCTACACAAGGCTACAGTCCACAGCACGACATGATACATCCCACCGCTAGTACCCATGCGTTAAAAGGCACATCGACCTTATATGGTGATAAGGGAGAGATTAAGCAACAATGGGTAAAAACTAACCTAAAACAAACAGATCAATTAGAAAGTCTTAAATCTGTATTAGAAGAATACTTAGCTGGTCACGTTGGCAAAAGCCCAAAAATTAAAACGCCAAAATTAAGTAAGGATAAACATACACTAGCAGTAATTAATATAGGCGATGCACACATAGGTATGCGAGCTAGTGAAGAAGTAAGCGGTCAAGAATATAACTTACAAATAGCTATCAACAAACACAAAGAAGTTTTTTTAAGATTGCTGAATAATGCACCAGATTGCGATACTTGTGTAATAAATCAACTAGGAGATTATTACCATTTTGATAATTACGAAGCATCTACAACAAAAGGTACAAGAGTAGACGTTGATGATAATTTAGACAAAGTATTTATGTTAGGTCTACAGCTTATGACTTTTATGGTGGAACAATCTTTAAAAGTATTTAGAAAGGTAATCATAAGGCATAGTGCTGGCAATCACGACAGAGTTCTTACTATTGGTTTACGTGCCCATCAAGAAGCCTATTGGAGAAACAATAAAAGAGTTGAGATTATCATGGATTCATCGCCATGCTGGGTGTATAGTTGGGGTAAAACTGCGTTTTTGGTTACGCATGGAGATGCACCAAAACCCATGCAATTAGGCGAATATTTTGCATCAAGATACCCAGAAAAGTGGGGTGAAAGCACACATCGATACGCTTGGCATGGTCATGTACATCACAAGAACGTAGCAAAAGAAAGTTATGGTGGGTGTATTACAGAATCTTGGGCTGGATTGCCACCAGCAGATCAATGGCATGATCGTTGTGGATATGTAAGTGGACAATCAATGTCTTTAATTGTCCTGGACAAAGACAAAGGAGAAATACGCAGATCAACAGAAAGGGTGTAATATGGCTGAACTTACGGATCTAACAGAACATAGAAACTATACTTACGAGAACAGCGTACAATCAGATTTTTATAATGATATTGTTTTGTTGATTAACAAATATCAAGCAGATAGCACACTTACAGCTACAGATATTGTTGGGTGTTTAGAGTGGGCAAAAACAAACACAATACTTTGTCACACAGAATATGCAGATGACTAATGTATTACTTAGCTTTTAATGCAAATTTTCGATTTATTCCAAATTTATTACCTGTAAATACAGTAATACCAGAGTATGTAAATGAAAAATTTGTGTTAGAATGGGCAACTGAATACAGTTTTTCAGAAGAAACTATAGAAAATGGAACAAAAAATGCGTTTTTTATTGAATTTTCTGATAATGAAATGGATTCTGGCGAAATTAAAGTTTTATTTAGTTTGCGAGGAATCGATCAAACTGGAATACAAACTGACCCAGCATACTACGCATTTAGTATTAATATTGCTGAACACAATATTGGCAAGTCAGCTAGTATCAACCTGGCTGATGGCGTAGATTTATCAATAGACGTTTTATCAAGTGGGGTTTTCAACTCAACATTACATTAGAGGTACAGAAAGATGTCAAAGAATTATATTGAAATGGTTGTAGGAACTGCTGTAACACCTAGCATGAACTCAACATATGGTAATGGTGTTATCCAAATAGATTATGGAAATACCGCAGTTACATTGTGGGGAAGTATTAACGGAACAGACTACGTAGTATTAGAAACATTTTCTGCTGACACTATAAAAGAATTAGTTAAATGTAATAATTTTAAGGTGAGTGGATCAAGTAGTGATATTACAACTACAATGGATACAAGCAAAGTTTACATATCAACAAGCATAGGTGACTAATTATGGCACAACCAACAATTTTGAACCCTAATAGTGATGAGTCTGCCGCTAGTGCAGATTCTACTGTATATGGTCATGCTGGTGGATCTGGAAGGGCTAATCAAGATTTATCAACATCAGTAACTATTCCAGCCGAGGCAAACACTGTTATTGTAGTAGGTTTTGTTGATGGAGAAGATCATGCAGAACCAAGAGTTAGTGGGGCTACAATATCAGGCATTGGAAGTCCTATTTTTACAGTAGATAATTTTGGATTCCATGATGATTCAACACAAACTTTAAGTGTAAATATGGTTGCTGTATCAGTTACTATCTATGATGTTTCATCATTACCTGCTAAAACTGGTCTTACTTTAAATGCTACATTTAGTACAAGTACAGATAAAGCCTGTTTAGCGGCTGTTTTATGCACAGATGGTTTTGTACAAAATGCTTTCGTGCAAAATCAAACAGGTGGTACTGGAGTATTAGATGATAAATTTTTAATTCCAGATGCAGAAAATTCAATAGTAGCAGGAGTTTATTGTATTCAGACAGGTGGTTCAGCATCTTTAACAGCTAGGGAAAGCTCAACTGTATTATTTAAAACAACAGGCTCTATACCAGTTACTACAGGCGAGGCTTCGTGTGCAGGTTTAAGTCAAAGTAATTTTACTGGTTCTGAATATTTAAAAACTTTTAATTTAGTAGGTGAAACTAGCTCTGGAAAACCAAAATCAGCCGCTTATTTCTTTATTAACTCACAAAAAGATCCTTATCATGGTATAACTGGCAAATTAACAAGCCCAATAGTTAAGTAAATTAACAGTACATAAATCAATCAGATAGTTACAAAGTGTATGCCTAGCAGACAAGGAAAACCAAATAGAAACAAGGTATTCTTATTAAATCGTTTACAAGATATGTATGGCGAGGACTTTCATCCAATAATGAAAATGTGTGAAAACGCTGTATTACTCCAGGCAGAAGCAGAAAACAATATAGATGTTAATACTTTAAAGACCGCTATTGATGCGTGGGATAAGGTAGCACAGTACACTGAGCCTAAACTGAAAGCGATTGAAGGCACATTAAGTGTAGATGCAGAAGTTATGATGAAAGATTTAAAAGGCGTACCACGTTGATTAAATACGAGTTAGAGTACAGCCCACAAAGTGAGACACTAACTCAATTTCATAAGACATTGGACTATCATCACAGATTTATTAGAGGTCCATTAGGTTCTGCAAAGACGACTACAGTATGTATTGATATATTAGATTTGATATCTAATCAGCCAGCAGATACAAATGGTATGCGTAGATCAAGATGGTGTGCAGTACGAAACACATACAGCGAACTAAAGAACACGACAGTTAAAGAATGGCTAGAAGTATGTCCAGAAGAACTAGGCAGACTGAATTGGACTGATCTAACACAACAGATAGAGTTTGAGAAAGAAGATGGCACGATAGTTAAGTCAGAGTTTATCTTCCTGGCACTTGATAAGCCACAAGACGTTAAGAAGTTACGAGGTCTACAGCTTACAGGTGGGTGGCTAAACGAAGCAAAAGAGCTACCATTTGCAGTCTTATCGATGTTATTTGGTAGGTGTGGTAGGTATCCAAAGCAATCAGAGTCAAAAGAAAAGTATTGGTTTGGTGTAATAGGTGATACAAACTCACCAGATGAGGATAGTTGGTATTACGACCTAGCAGAGAATAAGAAGCCAGAAGGGTGGATATTCTTAACACAACCTGGTGGCGTAACTAAAGACAGTGTAAGTGGTGCATGGATTGTCAATGAGGGTGCAGACAACTTACATAATCTACCAATAGGTTACTATGACAACCAGATAGCTGGTAATGACGATGACTGGATAAACGTAAACTTAGCTAATAACTATGGGTTTATAAAAGAGGGCAAACCAGTACATCAATGGTATAATGATACAGTACATACCAGTAAAGACATTATTAAACCAGATCATATTCGACCAATTTACTTAGGTTTTGATTTTGGTAGAACACCAGCTTGTGCGATGGCACAGAAAGATGCGATGGGTAGGTGGGTGTTTATTGATGAGTTTACAAGTGACAACATGAGTGCTGAGAACTTTGCACCAGAGTTAAAGAGATACTTAGATAGTGAGTATGGGCAGTTTAAGTTTGAGTACGGATATGGTGATCCTGCTGGTGGCGATGGCAACCAGTCAACAGATAGAACACCATTTGATATACTGAGGGCTAACGGAATACACGCTGGACCTACAAAGACCAACGATCCGTTAATAAGACGAACATCTATCAGTTCATTAGGTTTACGAAACTGTATGGATGGTAAGCCAGCATTACTGATTAGCCCAAAGTGTAAGATGTTGCGTAAGGGTATGGCTGGTGGATTCTGTTACAAAAGAGTACAAGTAAGCGGTGAGAAGTATCAAGACAAACCAGATAAAGGAATATACTCGCACATTGTGGAAGCCGCAGAGTATTTGTTACAAGGACAAGGAAGTGGAAGTGAAGCAGTCTATGGTAAGCCTACATTTGTAGCACCTATCAAGACTAAACAATTTGACCCATTCAAGCGGAGACAACTATGAGAGAATTATTAGGTGATGGCGTTAAGCTGAAAGACCTAGAACCACATATGCCAATGTTATTGTTGACATTTGATTTATTTACACAAACAGCACAACCCAGAATAGTTAAGAAAGCAACAGCAGATGAAGTATTGTTTGATATGCGTAACAACATAAGTGCGATGCAGATTAGACGATTAATCATTGAGCCATTACAAAAGGCGATGCCAGAGTATGTTTGGACTGTTGACTTAATACAAAGAACTATTAGTGCAAAAAGGGTTGAGATTGTAAGTGGGAAAAAACGTAAAGCAACAAAGTCTACTGAGATCACTGACGCATAAAAGACTGCAGGGTTACTTAGTATACACAGATGGTTGGTTATGGTTTGGTCACGTACACATAGTATTACGTACACCTAATAGTTGGGTTAAGATCAATCAAAACATGGCGTACACTGACGTAGATGTAGTACCATTAGGTTGGGACTTAAACATGGAAGGTGAGGTGCATCCGTTTGTTATTGATGTACCCATAGAGCAGAAACGATATGGTATAGGTGCGTATTCGTGCGTACAGCAGATTAAATCTATACTGGGTATACGTGAATGGTGGATTTGTACACCTAAACAACTCAAGAGGTATATGAAATGGCGAAAGGATTATATGCAAACATACACGCAAAGCGGAAACGTATTAAAGCTGGTAGTGGTGAGAAAATGCGTAAACCTGGTGTTGAAGGTGCACCAACAGCTCAAGCGTTTGTACAGTCAGCTAAGACTGCTAAGAAACCATCGTTAGTAAGGAGAATGTCGTGATGGGAATGAAAAAAAGAAAGAAACGTAAACCATCGATTGTAAGAGGTTACTAATGGAATACAATACACCATTCATGCGTAGAGCTATGGAATCTGTTGAAAACAGAAAATCCATAATAAGCAAAGATGGTAAGGAACAAACACATCGCATGGCGGCAGAGAAAGTAGATGGTACTTGGTATGCGTTCCCATTGATTGTTCAACAAGAAGATGGACAACTAAAGCAGTATAATGAAAAAGATTGGATGTCTGCATTTAGAGATAACGTAAGCAAAAATAATGTCATATCGTTTGGACAAGACAAGGATAAAGCAATAGAGTTTGCAAGAGGTGGTTATAAAAAAGGAACACCACTAGAAGATAAACAACAAACAAAAATACCATCTATAATCAGAGGTTACTAATGCGTAGACCAAAAATTAAACCATACACACCTAGCGAAGAATCATTAGCTTTGCAACGTAAACAGTTAGAAGAAATGAACGAGCAGAAAAGTGAACTTGCAGAAAAACAAATGCGTGTAGCTCAACGTAATATGAATCGATCATTAATAAGTTCTATTGCTGATCCAGACCAACAAGAAAATAAATTAGGGGTGGCGTAATGGCAACACCAAGAACAGGTGGTAGTCCACCAGTGGGTGACAAAAGACCAGATAGAGCATACATACAAAGAACTGGCAACAAAGAAGGTAAGTTTATGTTTCCAGGTACTATGGGTGGTGGCAATTTTGGTTACTACACAAGAGGACCACAAGCTGGCAAAGTACCTTTATCTGTCAGTCAATATGTAGAAGATTTTGTAACTAATGATCCACGTTATCAAACTGCTAAAAGGTTAGGCATCTTAGAAGAAGCTGGTAAAAGATACAGCCAAAGTTTTACTGATCCTATGAATATAGCAACAAGAGATGTTAGAGGTCCTATACGCAAACCTGTTGACCCATCTGCAAGTCTTGCAAGGTTAGAAGAATTTTCAAATGAGAGACAACTACAAGCATCACAAGAAGAAGATAAAAGAGCATTAACACAAGAGATTATGGAACGTGAGCAAAGAGTTACAAAGCGTAGACGTAATCCACGATCATTGTTAGCACAGCTACCGAACTTACAAGGCGGTACATTAGGCTCACCACAAACATTAGGTGCATAATATGTCAGCACAAGCAATATTAAAAAGATTTCAGAAAGCTAAAAATTTAAAGAATCAGAACTGGTTTAGTCACATGAAGGAGTGCTATGAATACGCATCTCCACAAAGAGAAACATTTTTTGACCATACGCCAGGCGAAAAGAAAAACACAACCATCTATGATGATACTGCTGTAGTTGCACTAGAAACATTTGCTAGTCGACTACAATCTTATATGACACCACCATATCAACAGTGGGCGTTAATAGGTCTAGGAAGTCGTGTACCAGATGAAGTGGGTGAGCAGAGTGTTACCTTTGATGGCAAAGATATGACTGTCAACGAAGCATTAGAGCTAACTACAGACATAATATTTGACTACATACATCGATCTAACTTCGACACACAGATATTTCCAGCATTACTAGATTTGGGTGTGTCTACAGGCAACATCACAGTGGAGTACGATGCAGTACAAGACAAGCTAGTATTTAATTGTATACCTATGCCACAAATATACTTAGAACCAGGACCTAATGGAACAATAGATAATCACTATCGAGAATGGGAAGTAGAACTAGGACACCTAGAAAGATTATTCCCAGATGCGAAGATAGGTGAAGATTTACAAAAAAGAATAGATAGCAATCCTACAAAGAAACAAATGTTTATTGAGGGTTGTATTTATAATGGTGTGAACTATCGATACATGGTTATTGATAAGACAAAAAAAGAATTTTTAATAGATAGAGAAGATGAAAGTACACCATTTATAAGTTTTAGGTCTAGTGTTGCACCAGGCGAGACATATGGTAGGGGTAGGATAATGTCTGTATTGCCTAGCATCAAGACTTTGAATTTAGTAGCTGAGTATGAAATGACTGCTGGAGCTATTGCTGCAAGTGGTGTTTATACTGGTGTGACTGATGGTCAGTTTAATCCCTATAACATAGAGATTGCACCTGGCGTTATCATTCCAGTACAGTCTAATGACACAAGAAATCCTAGTATTAGACCATTACCAACTAACTTTGACTTTAATTTCACACAAGTACAAAAGACAGAACTGCAAAATGTCATCAATACAGTGCTATTTGCGAACCCTATTGGTTCAATGGATGACCCAACAAAGACCGCTACAGAGATTACAATGCGTAAACAGATGGATTTACAGCAGTCTGGTGGGTTTTTCTCACGATTATTTTCGGAATTTATAGACGTTTTAATCAAAAGGATTGTATTTTTACTGGGCAAAGAGGGAATCATACCTAGTATAAGTGTAGATGGTACGAATTATGCAATCAAACATACTTCACCATTAGCATTAGCTATGGACTTAGAAGATGTACAGAACTTAGATGAAGTAATACAGCGATTAATATCATATGATCCACAAGGTGCATTGTTTGCAAGTGGTATCAAGGTAGAAGATATACCAGCCTACGTAGCTAAGAAGGTAGGTTTAGATCCTAAATTAGTAAGAACGAAAGCGGAGATAGAACAAAAAACCCAAGAAGCTATGCAAGCACAACAACAAATGCAACAAGCACAAATGGAACAACAACAAATGGGCGGTGAGGTAGTTAATGAATAAAGATGAAGTGACTGATCGATTAAGAGAAAACAGACAACAAGATGCAAAGATGTACCACAATGTATTTGTAAAGAATCCAGATGGCAGTAAGATATTTGAGAACTGGATACAAAAGTATTGCTTTAGCAATTTTACACCAGAGGATGCAACAATGTCTGAACTAGCAAAATCAGAAGCTAGGAGAGAATTTGTTGCTATGATTGTACAGAAAATTAACTTAGCGGAGAGCGGAGACTAATGAGCGAAGATAACGTAGCAGAAACAACAGAAGCACAACCAACAGAAACAACTGAGACTGCACCAGTAGAATCTACATGGGCATGGAACAGTGAGTTACCTGGTTCTGGTGATGCACCAGAGTGGTTAAATACAGCCAAGTATGCTGATGTATCAGAACAAGCAAAAGCCTACAAAGAACTTGAATCTAAGTTTGGTGGGTTTACTGGTGCACCAGATGACTATAAGGCACAAATACCAGATTCAGTGGTAATGCCAGAAGGTGCTGAAATACAGTTTGATAAAGATGATCCTATTTTCAAAGCAATAGCACCTGTTGCTAAAGAATTAAATATGTCACAAGAAGGATTAGATAAGATGCTAGGTGCATACTTTGGTGCTACTGTTGAGCAGATACAAGCTGAACAAATGACCGATAAGGAGTACGTTGAAAAAGAATTAAACAGTATCCCACAAGGCGTACAGCGTATTAATCAAATGAACAGTTGGGCAAAAGCTAACCTATCAGAAGATGAGTACGAAGCATTTGCAGATTCTATTGTAGATGCTAAAACTGCATTGATGTTTGAAAAAATGATTAACAAAACTAGGTCTGCACCATTACCAACACCAACGGAAGCACAGACTAAAGCCTATTCTAAAGAAGATATAGATTCTGCTTTCCAAGAGAAAGACCAAGATGGCAACAACAAGTACATTACAGACCCAGCACATAGGGCTAAAGTACAAAGAATGATGCAACAAACAAGGTAGCAAGTAACAAAAAAATTATCTACAATACACATCCGTTCAGCCATATAGGTCGGAAGTAGGCATTTTGCCGAAGGAACGCATCTTAATCTAATAGAGAGGTGCGTTATGACTGTATGTTATAGAGGTGTACG